GTGTTTGGCCTGATGGGGTCACGTTTACTCCCGAAATTTTAGCTGGTATCCAGTCCTTATATGATAAATATTGTTCTGGTACTAGAGCGTACTGCGTTTTTTCTTCAAACAACAAGGATGAAGTGGTTTCAAAAAAGAAATTCGAATCGGGTAAAACTCGTGTATTCTTCTCCTGTCCCTACGACATGCTCGTGGTTTTGAGAATGATGTTTCTTGGATTTACGAGAGTGGTCCAGAGAAACTGGGATGTTTTCCATTGTGTTATTGGTGTTAACTGCCATAGCACGCAATGGCATAACATTGCCATTAAGATGCAGTCCATCGGTAGCAATTTTATTGCTGGTGATTTTAAAGGCTTTGATAAAGGCTTTATGGTCTCCATGATGAGACACGGTTTCCGTATAATTAGGCGCCTCTGTGTCCTCTCAGGAAATTTTTCCGAAGAACACTTGCGCGTTCTAGATTGTTTGGAAGCCGATCTCACGACGCCTACTGTCGAATATTTTGGTATGCTTATCACCCTCCTCGGGGGTGAAGTTTCTGGACACCAATTAACAACAGTTTTTAACTGTTTTATGTCGTGTTTGTACATTATGTACGCTTATTCGACTGTTTATGATGTGGAAGATTTCTTCGAGTATGTAATTATTTACACACTTGGAGATGACCATATCTTGAGCGTCTCCCCTCTAAGACCTAAATTTACCCACACTTATATAAGTGAGGTCTTAGAGGCTGCCGGTGTTGGGTACACCATGGCTGACAAGGACGCAGAGTCCGTCCCATATATCCCTTTTTCGGAGGTGACGTTTCTTAAAAGAAATTTCATCTACAATAGTGATTTGGGGTTTTATGTCGGCCCACTGGACGTAGACTCGATATACAAGATGTTAACATATCATGTTGTATCAAAGTCTGTGTCCGAAGAAGAAGCGCTTGCACAGGCCATGTGCTCTGCAGTTACTGAATCGTTTTACCACGGTAAACTTTTCTTTAACAACATGGTCTCGTTTCTTAACAAGGTGGAAAA